TGAAAAAGAATACAGAAAACAAAAAATAATGGCTCAAAAACGTAAGGTTAAAGAAACTTGTTTATATAACTTTGATGATGCAGACGATGAATTAGATGATTGATTTGTTGGTTTGATGCGTAATTTGTTGTATTGTTTCTCAGACCTATTGCGACATAGAATACAAGTTTTATACAATTGTTTGTGTTGTTTAGAAAGCGTTTTAAAAAAACAAATATGGCGTATCGTATGACAAGATGAACATAATATTTCATCTAAATCCTCATTATTAACTGACATTTATATATATTATAATATATATAAAATAATTTAATTTAATTAAATTAACCATATATTAATGGATCTAAATATGGTATTTGAGATACATAGACATCTACAGATGGTGAGGTTGGTAAAGTACCAACAGATACATCAATATAGTGTGCTACACCATCAGCTGGTATAGACACCCAGGTAGTGATTGAAACAGAATTTGATGTTGATGTACCAGAAGGCAATAATACACTTGCGACAGAATTACCATCAACGTGTTGAATATAATGAACAGATGTATCAGTACCAACAATAACAGGTGTAGTCACTGATGCAGTTGATGCACCTCTCCATACACATATAACTTCAAAAGATGATGGTTGAGTCATTATTGGAAAAGTTATTACTCCATTTGAACCATTCTCAGATAAAACAATATCCAAATTGTTTTCAGCATCAAATATTCCCAATGTCATAGGTGTAGCTCCAAAAGGATCAGTATTGGTAATCGCTGATGTATTATCTCCATAATGAAACCAACCACCAGCAACAGCCTCTAATGATGCGACTTTAGGTTTAAACATCAAAAACTCATATGAAACCCACAATTGACCTAAATTGATTGATGTCCCTTGTAATCCAGCAGTTGCTATTGAAAATCGACCAAAATCACTAAATCTAAGATCATTTCCAGATGCAGCAGCTCCTGAACGTGTATATAATTGTGCTAAAGGTGATTGACGATGATCACATTCAACAAAATGATATATATTATCTGATACCTTACCTGATTGTGCCCAAAAATAATTTAATAATTGACTTGATGTGGTAAATATAGGATCAGTAGGGTCATATTGAACACACATCATAACTTGTCCTAATGCGAGATTAGTAGATGATGCAATTGCATCAGAACAAGTGGACCGAAACTCAAAAACACAACCATTTAATCGATACTCCTCAAATGATGGTCCTATTCCTGACGCTAACCAGGGAAATGTTGATGATAATGCAGGATTTAAATCGAACGTTTGAATCTTAAACGTATTAGCAGTTGACGAGCTAATAATATCACCTATATACTCACGATGACGAATAACAAACGCTCCCTCCCTATAATATGAATTCATAATCTCTGGTGGATCGGGACGCAGCAAAACATTACGTTTAATATTTTGCATAGAATAAGCACCTAATCCTTTCAATACAGGCATTTTAGGATCACCTTGCATATATCCACCTTGAATAGCTGCACCTCCTTTAAATGGTCCTAACTTACCACTTAAATGAGCCCCTCCTTGAACATAATATGCACCACGTCCACGTATAGGAGCATTATATCTACGACGTGATACTTGTTGTTTGTTCTTTTGTTGTTTTTGATCTTGACGTTTGGCTGGCATTGAAATATACTATTATATAAGATTATATTTTTAAACCATTAAATTATACAGAATGTCAGTAGCACGGTCAAGCCGTGATTTGTACGTGTTAAACGTAATAGGGCACGGTCAAGCCGTGATTTGTACGTGTTTAACGTAATGCGCACGGCAGCAATTAAATAGAACCATTTTGAAACAAAATAAAAATAATATAAGATAGGATATGCTCGCTCCGCTTGCTACATTTCCGGCTACGTTCGCATCCGCTACCTCGCCGTCATTTCGCTATCGCTACACTGCGCCGTCTAAGCGACACGGGCAATTATTTTCGCAATAAAAAACCGGGGCACGGGGACCCCGAAACCATTTTATAGATTGAATTGGTGCGCAATTTTAAATAAAACAAAATATATTTATTTAAAAATTTTTTTATATACTATAGATTATATAAAAACTATGGAAATAGCGAGTAATAGCGAGAAATTAAACACGCAATTAAAGTGATCATAGCACTGAAAACACCAAGATGAAGCAGGTTGATGAAGGTAATACTAATTCATCAACCTGCGTAATTAAAAAGAAACAAGATAATGAATATAAATATTGGTCATTTACATATTTTGGTAAGTTTGCGGGTTTAGCGAGTGATTATAAAGATAAAAAAACTATTCCAAAAGATGGCTTAAATGAAATTAATGAGTTTATAAAAACATCACTACAATATTGTGAAAAATGGCAATTCGGGGTGGAAATATGCCCTAACACTAATAAAGTCCATTTACAAGGATTTATGACGTTTAAAGGAAGGGGAAAAAGACTCACAGCCTTAAAAAAAATTAATAACATTTGGCATCTTGAAAGATGCAAGGGCAATGAAGCCCAAAATCTTAAATATACTGGTAAAGATGGCGTGGTTTATAATAAAGGATACCCTATTGAAGTAAGAACTATAACTGATTTATACCCTTGGCAGCTTAAAGCTAAAGAAATTATAGACGGTGATATTGATGACAGACATATACATTGGTTCTTTGATAATGGTATTGGTAAATTAGGTAAATCACAATTCTTAAAATATGTAATCAAACACTATAATGCTATACTTATTACTGGTGGAAAAAAAAGTGATATTATCAATATGATTTACAATAAAAAAGATGAAATTATTTGTTGTGAAAAGGTGATTATTGTTATTGATATACCAAAAACAGACTACAATAGTTGTAGTTATACAGCTATTGAAGAAATTAAAAATGGATTAATAGCTAATACCAAATTTGAAGGTGGTAGCTTTATTATGAATGCACCGCACATAATAGTATGCAGTAATTTCTACCCTGAAATATATAAGGTTATATTAGACAGATGGCAAATATACACTATTAAAGAAGATAAGACGTGTGAATTGGTTAGTGATATTGAAAAAGAATACAGAAAACAAAAAATAATGGCTCAAAAACGTAAGGTTAAAGAAACTTGTTTATATAACTTTGATGATGCAGACGATGAATTAGATGA